TCTCCGCAGACATATACCTGCTCTCTGTTGAAGGTTTTGCCTTTATACATCCCGGTGCCTCCCTCTGTGAGAATAGATGGTCGCTTAGTTAAGATTGGTTACAAGCCTTAATTCGCGCGTGCGCGCGCGAATATATATAAGTATGGTTTCAGTTTTTGGCGGCAAAGATTGATTTTCCCGCCAGCCTGCCATCATCAGTGCAGGTAGGCCATCTCCTGCAGACCGGGCGCTGCGCCCGGTTTCGGCTTTGTGATTTCTTGCGGTATCTCAGCTCTCCAGCTTCACGATGTCGCAGTCGTGGGCGATGAGTGTCCACCGCTCATGCCACTGCATCGCTGCCGCCGTCAGTGCGCGCAGCCTGTCGATAGCCTGCACCTCCACGGTGCCATGCTCCGGATGCGTTACGCTCCACCGGTATTTCTTTTCACTCATCGCTTACAGCTCCTTTCCCACGCGCGCACAGGCGCGTGGATGATATAGATGTCTGATTAAAGGCAGAAGCCGAAGGCCACGCCATACGAGTTGGACGCGGTGTAGTTGCCGGCGTCGCCGCTGCTGCTGACACAACAGAAGTAGGTCGAGTTGCTGCCACGCGGCGAGCGAAGCCAGTACCACCATGTACCGTGTTCTCCCTGTTCCTTCACCCGGCTCTTCTCCGAGGTGTAGAGCTGGAACTGCTCATCGCCGGTATCGGCCGGTGCCCAGTCTTCCGCGCCCTCTTTGCCGAACATCTCCGTGAAAGAAGGCAGCCACAGCTTGTCCTCCGTCTCCACCACTGCGCCGTCCAGTGTCTGACGAATTGTGCGCGGCACGATGATTTCCTGCAGCGCATCCGGCATCATGTGGAAGATGGTGCCGTTCAGCCACTCCCGCATAAAGCTGTCTCTCCAGCCACCTGCGTTTGTCAGCTTTTTGTTCATGGGCTTTTCGTCCTTCATGCAGTCCTTCAGCACGAAGCAGGGGCGCTCCCGCATATCCGCCAGCTCGAAGGTCACATTCTCGCCGGTCTTCAGCTGGCATTTCAGCTCATCGCCCACCTGCAGCAGCTCGCCCAGCTTGCCCTCTCCAGCCAGCGTCTGGATGAGCGTCCAGCTGGCAGGCTCTTCTCGTTTCCGGATGATGATTGCGTTACTCATGGTCTTTTCCTCCCGTAGTTTCGCCGTAGCGTTCCTCCCACGGCACGAAGTATTTGCCGCACACCCTGCGCAGCTCTTGGTCTACCTTGCCCTTGCTGTACCAGATTTGCTTATCCTCCGCCGCATCGCTCAGTACCATCTCTGCGTACTGCATGAATGTGGCATCGTAGGCATCGCTCAGCCGCTTCAGCCGCTCCTCGCCGAAGCCGAAGGCCTCGTGCGCCGCCAGCAGCATCATGTCCTTGCACTGCTGGATGGTGAAGTTCCGCGCCTGTGCCTCCGCCGCCCGTATCTCCACCGCCTTTTTCAGCTGCTGCTGTGCCAGCCATTTGTTCTTGATAGCCATACGCTCACATCTCCTTCAATTCCCAGAAGTCTCCCTCCACGAACACCTCCGCCGCGAAGTGTGTGCACGCGCTGCACGGCCGCGTCAGTGCGTTCTCCGGTTTGTTGTGTGCGCAGTATTGGCAGTCGCCGCGCACGCTGTCTACCAGCGCCAGCATCCGCTCGATGGCGGCATCGTAGTCCGCCTCCAGCCGCTCCACGCAGTCGGCGCAGCCCTCGTCGCCGTATGGACAGCCGTGGTGCTCCTCTGTGGTGCATACCCGCTTCCCGCAGGCGTTCACCAGCGCCACGATTTCCCGCTCGCTCAGCTTACTCATAGCAGCCTCCCGCCGTTTCCGCCGAGTTGGTCGTGATGTCCAGCCGCTTTCCCGCCGGTTCCCGGTGCTGCGCGCCGCATTTGTTGCAGGTGTAGGAAAGGCCGCCGGTGTCCGCTCCGCTCAGTTCCCACTCGTGGTCACAGGCCAGCTGGCTCAGCTGCATCTCCGCCGCGCCCATGTTCTGCTGCAGCTCTCCGCCGCAGGCAGCGTACCCGGCGAGGTCTATCCAGTTGTCATCCTTGCCGTGCCCGGTGGCGATGCGGGCGATTTTCAACAGCCCCAGCAGCGCCGCCACATCCTCCGGCACGATGGTCACGATGGTGTCGGTGCCCACGCATTTCTCCTTGATGTAGACCTCCCACAGCTCGCCGATGACCTTAAAGCTGTTTTCCGGTGTGCCGTAGTCCTGCTCCCGCTGGCCGCATACGCAGTGCTCCGCCGCCGCCAAAATCTCTTTTCTGTTCATTCCGCCATCACCCAGTCTTCCGCCAGCATATCCGTCTGGCTCGCCAGCCAAGGCACCCGGCTGCGCGGCGCATCCGGATTGTTTGACTGCAGCCCGGTGGTGTCGATGTAGATGTAGGGGAAGGTCATCTTGCTGTGCTCGTCAGGCACCTGCAGCTTGATAAAGATTCCCTGACCATTCCAGCCTTTTCTGCGCACCGCGAAGCCGTGGCGCATCCTGTCCAGCGCCCATCCGAAGTTCCCACTGGCAGGTACTTCCGCATTTCGCTCGCACGCAGGCTTGCACGCGTGCAACTTTCTCTCGTATTCCTTCTTCTGCAGCGCGTAGCCTTCCAGCTCCCACAACTTGTTTTCGATGTGCTCGTAGCACAGCTTCTTTCCCAGCTGCTGGTTGTAGTTTTCCGGGTCTACACAGGCGCTGCTCTCCGTCAAAATAAAGCCGTTCTGCAGCTGCATGGTCACGGTGGTGCACTTTCCGAACTCCGTGCTGACCTTCACATTTGCGCTGTTGATGAGGTCGTCGATTTGCCGCTGGGTCACTTTGATGTTGGTCATGGTGGTGTCCTCCTTTTATTCTTCCGTCAGCTCGACGGCGATTTTTGCCATCACAGTCGTGGTCATCCATTCCGCTGTCAGCCTTGCAGCGCTGCGCTCGAACTCCTGCGACAGTGCGCAGAACGCGTCGCCGTTGTGGTCTTTCACCGCATCCCACATCTCCTTGTGGATTTTCTCGATGTTCTTCACCGCCGCCGCAGTGTTCTCCATGCGCTCCTTCAGCTCTGCCCACGCCTCCCGGTCGCTGGCAAATCCGCGCCCGCGTTCCTCCATCGTGCCGTGCAGCATTTCCGCTGCCGCCGCCTGCAGATTGCCTTCCATCTGCACTCTCGCGCTCAGATTGCTCATGCCTGCTTCCTCCTCATTTGTTGTGCCCGTGGCACTTTTTGTTGTCGTACTCGCTCCATCTGCAACTGTGAAATACGGATTTTTTATTTACCCACACAGCAAAATGTTTTTGCTCCTGTGTCGGCTCTCCTCCGTCATAGTCTCTGTACGGTTGTGCGAATGGTGTCACTCCCATTGCGTCAAGCGCAAGTGCTCTCTTCTCGGCCTCTTCCACATCCTGCACCAGCATATATGACCAGAATCGTGACTTTGCGATTCCTGCCTCTTTCATGTACGCCACCGCCTGCTCAATGACCGGAAGCATCTCCGCTGTATCGCACGATACTCTCACAAATCGTATCCACCGTAGCCTTGCAAGTAGCTCCGCCGTTTCTTTTGTGATTAGCCTTGCATCAAGGCCTTGGTTAAAATCTACCCACACCTTCTCGCGTCCCATTTCTTCTATCTGCTGCAGGCCGTAGTCCGAAGCCAGCACATTATTGTCCAGAAATACAATTTCTCGGCTGTCCAGCCTTTTGATTTCTTGCCATGTTGCTGCCGGTCTGATTTCCCCTTCTTTTTTCGGTACGATGCACCACGGACATGACCGTATGCAGCCGCGTGTCAAAAATCCGATTGCCTGCTTAAAATGCGGATACATGGTATAGTCCGGAGGCATCGCCTCCACTTCCGGCGATAAGCTCCCGTAATTCTTGTATCCTGTTCCGCCGAACTCCACCTCGTCCGCATTTATCACCTGTTCTATGTCCGGCGAGAATGTGAACACCTTGCTTGCGTACACCTTGTCGTAGTGCAAAAAGCCGTTCCACCACTCCACGCTGTCTCCTTTGCTTTTGTGATATGACGCAATTTTCATCAGTGCGAGGTTTGGAAAGCCTTTGTGCCCATCCACATCAATCAGACCTATTTTCATGCTCGCATCCCTCATTTCTCATAAGGCGACGGCAGGCTCCAGTCCCACACTGTCCCGCCGTCCCATTCCGTCCGGAAATGGTTGTGTTTCCCGTCTCCGCTGAAGAACAGGTACTCAGCAGGCAGTACCCTGCCCGCATCCGCTGCGCCATTCTTTTCCTGCAGCCATCTCTCGATTACATCCAGCGCGAGGTCATAAAGCTCTGGTAGTACCGGATGGTCTTCGTCGTATCCGTGGAACTGTTGGCTCTGCGTCACCGCACCGATGATGTCGTCCGGGTAAAACGGGTCTGTGCTGTCCACGCGGTTCAGGATGCACCAAGCGACAGCTGCCCGCTCCGTGGTGCTGCACACCATCGCTTCGCCATAGATGGTCTTTGCGATATATGCCGCCTCCTCGCCCCACCAGTCCTCGATGGTAGGCTCCGGCAGCACAGCGTACTCCGTGGCCGGTATGTCGTCTCCCGGAATACGCCCGTCGTTTTCTATCACCGCCTCCAGCTTGCCGATTTCCACATCTTCCACAGGCGGTATGTAGATTTCC